CGAAGCGTTTGCCCATGCCGTATTCAAAGATGCTCCTATTCAGATCACGGTGATGGAGAAGTGCGAGGGGACACTGTATACCCTGTTCAAAGAGAACCATGATGTTTCGAAGAGGTGTGCGTGGATCGCCCAAGTGATCTTTGCGCTGGCGTATGCTCAGCGGACGTTTGCGTTTGTCCACAACGATCTCCATGTCATGAACGTGATGCATGTCCCCACGACCGCTGAGTTTTTCTACTACAACGTTGGTGGCAAGAGTTATCGTGTTCCCACGTATGGCAAACTGATTAAGATCATTGATTTCGATCGGGCTTCGTTTTCCGTGAAAGTCCCAAAGATGAAAGAGTCGAAGTTCTTCATGTCTGACCAGTTTCACCAAGACGAAGAGGCGGGGGGACAATACAACGTCGCTCCGTTCTACAATCCCAAGTATCCCGAAATCAAGCCGAATCCGTCGTTTGATCTAGTCCGTCTTGCTACGTCCCTGTTCTGGGACTGTTTCCCAGATGGAGCCGACGACAAGTATGTGTCGAACCCGTTGTTCAAGATGTTCATGACATGGCTCACACTTCCAGATGGCAAGTCTATTCTGTTCCGTGATCCCGAGAATGGAGATTTCAGTGAACGATACCGGGGATTCCACCTGTATAAGGCGATTGCCAGGTACTGCCGTGATACGGCGGTGCCTCGCAAGCAGATTGAGAAATTTGGATCAGTGTACATTACGGATAAAGTGCCTCGAGGTGAGACGTGCTTGGTGATCGAGTGAATTCGTTTAAGGCTTCTCGTCCTTCTTGTCCTCGTCGTCCTTCTCCTTCTTGAGCGTCTTATCCACGCCCTCACGTCCACCGAGGATCGCACGGGCCGTATTGCGGGTGAGGTGGTAGACTAGGGCAAATACTACACCGTGGGTGAGGGCAACCACCAGCTTCGACGAACGAGGGGGCAGGGTGACCAGGACACCGGGGGTCAGGGCAGCGAACAGGAGAGCGATAAAGGCGAGCATGAGCCACTGCATTTTGTTTGTATATACCGTATATTTCATTTAGAACGAAGGCTTCCCGACAAACATATCCTGGACGGCCGTGGACGCAACGGATGCGGTGGCCACAACAGCCTCGGTATCTCCGCCCATGGCAAACAGAAGTCCACCTGCGCCGGCTCCCGAGAGCAGACCAATCTTAGACGCATCCGTCCAATCGACCGGCTGCTTCTTAGTATACCGTTCAGCAGCATAGACTGCGATTCCTGCGAGGGCTACGAGAACAATGACAATCAGAAGATTCGTGTCCAGCATTGTTCTATTTGATAGGTTCAGGTGGATTTGTTTACAGCTTTAGAACGAGCTCCCCATCCTTGGCTTCTAGCTTCACGTCCTTATCGTCGTTCTCCTCCTCATTCTTCTTCTTCTCGGCTTCTTCTTCGATTCCCAGATCGATCTCGGTAGTCTCATCGGACAGCTGGAGCTTAGGATGATCCTCGTCGTCGGTTCCAACATCGTCGTCCTCGTCCTCGTCCTCGGATTCCTCTACTTCAAAAGCCACCTTCTTCTCGTCGGCAGCAGGGGCAGGAACAGGGACAGGGGTAGGAGGCGGGACGGGAGCGGACGCAATCTCGGTAGGTTGAATCACGTCCTCGGCCTTCTGAGGCGCATCCTCCACGGAGAAATACGTATTCACAATGGACTGCCAAGGGAGGAAGGAGTCCAGAACTGTATCGAACGCCGTATCGAGAATCACATCAATCTCCTTGCGATTACGTGCCTGCTGCTCAGTGGATACACCGACCGTGCGGAACAGGTAGGCGTGTTCCCATGCACGGCGAGCGACTTCCTTGTAGTATTCGTGCACGAACTTGGGTAGGGGCGGGCGTTCAAACTCTACATCAATGCTGTCCTGGGTCGAACGATACTGGATGGCAGCAAAAGCACGGAGGTAGGTTAGGAGAACTCCGGTAAGAAGCTCCTCTAGGTAAGAGCACTTGGAGGCGGTAATAATACGCTTAACTTCCGTCTGGAGAACATCGTCGGTCCATACGGGAATACGTGTCAGAAGATTCTGGAACGTCTTCAGAATCTGATCTGTCTGGTTGTTCTTCTCGCAGATGGTCTTGGCGTTCTCGTAGACCGACCAGATTCCCTCGGCGACATGGGGAAGAACCATAAGCGAAAAACGATTGCGGATATGGCGCTTGGCGAATTGTGCCTCTTCCTTGAGTGACATTTGTATTGTTGGTTCAGAACTTTACGTGTATAATGAACGCCAGTGTTCGGGCAGAGTCGTATTGAAATCGGTCAAGATCGTCTCCACCATGCTGCGGGTGAGTTTCATGGGGAATTTCACAGGGATCCAGAACTTGTATGCCTTGGCACTCTCCTCGTCCGAGATCCGGATAAGGTTGACACGAGCAACAACAGCTTCCACGACACGGATGAGGTTGCGCATTCCCGCCTCGTTGTTGGAGTATTCCTTGATGATGTATTCTGCGGCCTCTTCGTCTGCCGACAGATCTTCACGGGAAATTCCAGCGTGACGAAGGATATCGGGCCAGATATAGTTGGCGACAATGACCTTCTTTTCGGCATCCTTGTATCCTGGGATATTGATGACTCGCATACGATCCTTGAGAACAGGATGGACTCGCTCTTCGTCGTTGAATGAGAACACGAAGAGGCATTGAGAGAGATCAAAGTCAATTCCAGCAAAGTAACGGTCGTGATACTGGGAGTTCTGGGAGCGATCCGTAAGATGGATCAGCATGGAGATGATTTCCTCGCCGTGGGGAGTGCCGCTTACCTTATCGAGCTCGTCAAAGTAGAGCACGGGGTTCATGCACCCTGCCTGGATGATCGAGTCAACAATCCGACCCCACATGGATCCCTCGTAGGTATACGAATGACCAGAGTAATGGGCGATATCCGATGCGCCGCCCAGGGATGTGAAGATGAACGGGCGACCCAGAACTTCGGCGATTCCGTTGCGGGCAAAGGAGGTTTTGCCTACACCCATCGAGCCACGCATAGCAATCACATTGCCGACGGAGGTAGGATTGGAAATCCACTGTGCCAGGATCTGTAGAATCTGAGTCTTGGCGGACAGCATTCCGTAGGTCGCCTTGTCCATCTTTGCCCGGGCATCTTTCAGGAACAACGAGCACTTCTCCGGTCCATCCTTGATGGTTACAGGCAGGGGCACATTCTTACCGAACGGGACACGGAGCACACCGTCAATCCAGTTGCGGAGTTTCTGCGACTCGCCGTTCTCGGAGCCCATACGGTTCATGGCATCAACCTTGCGGATAATTTCGCACTGGACTTTCGCAGGCATATCGATGTCCAGAACACGGAATTTGTAAGGGATCTCGGATTCACCGAGAAGATCAGATACAGTCTTCATCTTCTTGAGTGCACCTTTCTTTGCCTGTTTCGTGAGTCCTTGGAAGTAGTCGCTTTCACGGCGGGAAAGACGGATCGCCGGTTCGTCTTTAACGCTCTTCTTCTCCTTCTCCTTCTTCTTTTCATTGTCTCCGGCAATGGTGAACATCGGATGATTCTTGAGTTTGCTGGCAAACAAATTTTGGATGAATGCGTGGGGGATCTCGTCGTCATCCTCATCTCCGTATCCATCTTCATCTTCGTCTTCGTCTTCATCTTCGTATCCATCTTCATCGTCATACTCGGCTTCGGCGTCTACGTTTGCATGGAGATGGATCTTGACGGATACGGGCATATTGAACGGAACCTTGATTCCATGGATGATCTGGTCCTCCCCTTCTTCGTCCTCCTCCTCCGACTCGTCCAGCTTCAGGGCAAGCTTCGGTGTCGGTTTCGTCTTCGTCTTCGTTTCTGACTCCGACTCTTCAAACTCCGAATCTTCTTCGTCGTCGAAGAGCGTATCGTCATCTACCCACCGCACGCTCTCTATCGGCTTGTCCTTGCTGCGTAAAGGGTATCGGTTATTCTTCTTGGGCGACTTCTGGTCTGGCGGAGGAGGAGGAGCAGCCTCCCCGCTCTTTGTACGACGACGGCGTGCGGTCTTAATTTCGGACATATTACTCTTGTCCGCCAGAAGAAAGTTTGGCAGGACAATCCATTTTGTCGGATATGTATAAGGAATGGACGCCGTCTTAATAAAGAAGGCACAAAACATCGTAGATTACGAAGTTGCGCATGATCCAAAGGTTCGTGAAGTCCTTCAGATCGTCAAAGAATTTATTCAGGCCAAGCGTGTCCTATGTTACGGCGGAACAGCGATCAACAACCTCCTCCCGAAAGAAGACAAGATCTACGATCCAAACTACGACGTTCCAGACTACGATTTTTACAGTGAGAGACCCCAGATTCATGCCCTAGAACTCGCAGACATTTTCTATTCCCGTGGATTCAGAAATATTGAAGTCAAGCCGGGTGCACACTTGATGACCTTCAAGGTGTTTGTGGATTACACTGGTATGGCTGATATCACATACCTCGAGACCCCGGTGTTCAAGCATCTGTGGGATGAGGAAATCATCAAGGGCGGGATTCATTATGTGTCTCCAAACTTCCTGCGGATGTCAATGTATCTCGAACTGTCCCGCCCCCGTGGCGACGTGTCTCGTTGGGAAAAGGTGTACAAGCGCCTGATGCTCCTCAACAAACATTACCCTGTAGGGTGCAAGGCTCATCCAGAACGGGGCTATATTACGCTGGGAGACGCCGAACGAAACGGGATTGAAAAGCTCCTCATGACCAAGAATATCGTTCTCCTAGGAATCCACGCCCTTGATCTTCACTCAAAATTACGAAACAATACTTGGCAAACACCCATCGATGTTCTGGCCGACGATATGTCAGAGGCAATCAACCAGTTCATGAACATTCTGGGTGATGATATAGATGTCCAGGAACGTCCAGCCTACGCTGAACTCCTCCCTGCCCACGTTGATATTCTTAACAAGAAAGGAGACCTCATTGTGCGTGTATTCAAGACATTTGCGTGCCACAGTTACCATCTCCTCCAGAACGGGCTGCGAGTCGCATCCATTCCCACCCTTCTGCAATTCTTCTTTGCGTTCGTGTATGCCGACGCCCATTTTATCGAAGGGGGGTACGACCAGGACCGTGTGATCTGTATTTGCCAGCGCCTGATGGATCTTGCGGCCTCCACCAAACGTCGGTTTGAGCTCCTGACCCCTCTAGATTGCCTTGGACATCAGGAGACACTCACGGAAATCAAGAAGAACAAGAGCGATCTCTTCGAAAAGACTCCCAAAAAATCAAATGAGTTCTTGAGGCTCTTTTTTGCGTATAAACCAGGGACACTGAACAAAACGCAGAAGAACCGGATCAAATCTGTTCTTCGGAAAACGTCAAAGGCAACCCAGAATGAAGATCAAGATCTAGTAACGGATCAGACTAGTTGACACTCGCAGGGTGCTGAACGGAGTGAGAGATCCCGTGCCGCAAGGGGAGCACTGAGGGACCTGATATCCACGAGTCGTCATTAAAGCATTCGACGGGCCGTAGGACTGAGTAGTATAGGCCATATCCAGGAAATCTGTGTGCGAAATACCTCCGACCGGGCTTTGATTCTTTCCCGTCGAACTTAATACCTGATAATTGCGCTTCGCACCCTGCTGACGGAGAAGACGAGTGACGTCCGAGGCATCACGAAGTTGAATCACAAAGTTCGCACTCGTATCCTTGCCAACACCATACGCAATAGAACATGTGGACATTGTATCTTTATTGATGGCTAAGAATAAAGATATGGAAGACCTCATCCTGCTTTTCCTAGTCATAGTTCTACTCGTCGCAACTGTGGGAATGACCCAGGGGAGGGAACATATGAGCAAGAAGAAGGAACCACCGCCTATGAGCAGGGAGAAAAGTTTGGAGGTAGTCAGAGCAGTGCTCGAGAAACATGGGCGACAAGGAACGTTGAAACTATTCGATGCCCAGATTCAAAAAATGGAGGACCTGGCAGCTAAGGAAGATGAGAAAGACGACTAGCAAATGTTTTCAGTCACCAATAACAATGAAAGCTTACGTCCTCGTAGGGTTTGTAGTCCTGGCCATGTTAGTTGTCTGTATGCTATCTCAGAATCGGCGGGAACACCTGTTTGGCATTACGAGTGTTCCTGACATTAACCAGCGTCTAAGCAAGATGGAATACAAGATCGCAGAATCCGACAAGAAACGGTCGGAGAGTGAAGGCGAGATTAATTCAACCCTCCGCTAAGAATAATAACCAACGAATGAAGTCCTATGTCCTCGTAGGATTTGTAATACTCGCAATTGTCGGTGTGATATTTATCACACGACAGCAACGAGAACGAGAGCGGTTTGATGTAGATCCGGAATTTGCAAAGGAACTTGTATATCCAAATATCCGTCTTTCCATTATTCAGAAGAAGCAGGAGAAACTCCAGGATGCTATTAATGCTGAGGCAGGGAAGGCGGCCATGAACGGGCTTATGTGATCAATGATGGACTCCGATCCACCAGTCGGTGGAGAGATACGAAGGGTAGTATTGCAGTGTATCTGCGCTGACAGATGGCCGAGTGTTTGCAAGGCTGCGCACGGCGTCGGGGGTCAGGGCGTAATTGTAGTAGACTAAACTTCCAATCTGGCCGTTCCACCCTCCGCCGCCAGCAACGTAAAGAGGCTGCTGGTTCTGTAGCGGGAGTCTCTTCATGGTTACATGGCGGTAGAGGAGCCCGTTGATGTATACATCCAGCGACGTCTGGTTCACGCATACAGCAATATGGTTGAGCTTTCCGGCTGGGAGATTTCCGATCACGACCTTTTCGGGGTTAGACTTATCATACGTATCCTGTGTGACTGTAATCTGGTTCTTTCCCTTGGTCATCACGACGGACGGAGACTGCATCGAAAGGTCGGGGCTTCCCTTTGTGAACAAAATAGGATTGTTCGGGGGATCAAAATCGTTAATTTGGATCCAGGCGGCGTATGAGAATTCAATACCCTCGTTCTCGTTGTTCGAGAGAGGCAGCAGGGAATTATACTCCTGGCTCGTCTGTCCGTCCTGTAGCGGCCCTACAATCGTTACACTCGTCATGACTGGTCGGAGCCCGCTCGGCGTTCCAGTCCAAAACCCGTAACTAAACTCGTATGCGAGAAGTATGATGACTCCAAGAACAATGAGCGTCATCAGTGAAATGAGGATGGTCCGAGTATCCATTCCTTCCTATTATTTAGTAGGTATACTTGTTTAATTCCTGTCCAGCCGGGTCAACCACGGCCAGTTTCACAATGTATGGCTGTGCGGGGGTAGTGGACGTAGAAGAGGTCTGGGCAACGGCGGCCGATGGAGGGCCAGCCTGGTAGAACGCCATAGCCATGGCGGGGTTCAGGGCACCAGCATAGAAATTGAGTGCGGCCAAGTTTCCAGAGAAACCACCGTTGGTCATGACACCACAGTCACCGCCAGGAGCCTTGGGGACAGCAGGGAGCAGGCACGAGCGTACAAGCATTCCGTTGAGGTAGATATCCACATTGCGGTTGCTGACCGAGAGTGAGATACAGAACCATGACTGGAGGGGGACGTTCTTGACCTTACACGTGTAAGAATCATCCGTGGACCCACCAGTGTATCCTAACGGAGCAGGCGTGCTTGATCCTCCAGACCCAGCCGCACCCGACATCAAATTGATCTTGACATCCAGCGTGTTCTCAACGGCACCAAGAAACACGTAAGGGTTGAGTGCTCCCGATGCACCTCGGGTGAGAACAGTCTTCTCCTGCCCAAACTTATAGTTCCAATCCTGGATAAACATCCACCACTGCACGCCGTAATTGCCGCCATTGGTTCCGACCGAGACGGGGATAGACGATCCGGGAATAACCATGGACTTGTTGGTGGTCACGCCCGCCGATGGGGTCACGGTTCCCGACCAGCTTGGGGCCTTATATGTTCCCTCGTAGAGGAAATACGATCCGTAGATCACAAGAGCCGCCAGGACTGTGAAGATGGTGAACCACATAGCACGAGACTGGAACGGATCGGTTGAGCGGCCAAAATAGTAGTATGCCAGACCGATTTCCACCACTATAAACACAACCGTTGCGATCACAGGTCCAACCATGAACGTCATAGAAACACCAGTAGCTGCGCCCAGTGCCTGAGTCGGTGGCTTGGCATTCGGGTCACGTGCGGCCGCTGCCGCTACTGCGTCCGCATTCGGATCTGAGGTGCTCATTCTTATTGTTTATAGAAGAGGTAAAAACGGAAGCAGAATTGTCTTGTTGGCAGATAGACCAACTGAAATTGAAGATGTCTACCATAACAATCTTCTGTAATAACTGTGGACAACGAGGACATACATTCCGAGACTGCGGCGAGCCCGTCCTATCCTGCGGGATTATTCTAATACGAAACTTGACGAACCCAGGCGACCCGTCAAGTCTCCCTCTCTCCCAAGAAGATGTAGAAGTCTTGATGGTCCGACGCAAGGACAGTATGTGCTATACCGACTTTGTCCGAGGGAAATTTGATCCCACCGACAAACCGTATGTTCGCACACTCCTGGACAACATGACCCAACAAGAACTTGTTCGTATTAAATCAGAAACGTTTGAAGCTCTGTGGTCACGACTCTGGAACAATTCGGACCGGCACGAATATGAACTCAAGTTTGCGAAAGAGAAGTTTGACTCTGTGCGCCCCGAGATTGAATCGTCGACGTCGACGTATACAGAACCTGAATGGGGATTCCCAAAAGGCCGCCGCTTGAAATGCGAGAGCGATCAAGGATGTGCCGAACGTGAATTCTTCGAAGAGACGAATATCATACGATCGTCGTATACGATGGTGTCAGGGATTCAGTTGGAAGAAACGTTTGCCGGAACCAATGGAATCATGTACCGCCATAAATATTTCGTGGCAGTCATGTCCCGCCCCGATCGCATTGATATTCATCAACGCTTCACCAATATGCAGAAGCGGGAAATCTCAGCGATTGGATGGAAGACCATGGCGGATTGTATGAATCTTACTCGGCCACAATATACCCAGCGGCATGCCATGCTCCAAACCCTCTCACAACTCGCTGAAACCCTTGAAGTTCGTCTCCCGAAGGAATAATAAGAGATGGCAATATTTGCTTTGACAACAGGACGTGAATGGGGAATTATGATCGGCGTTGGACTAGGCCTCTACGCATTCTTTTTCCTTCTAGGATTCGGGTTTTCGGCAGCGGCTACCTTTCAGAGCTGTGAGAAAGTCGACGCCGCAAAGAATGCCAAGCATGGAGCCATCTGGGGTGCTTACCCCGGTATAGCATGGTTCATTATCCGAACCTTTGAGATTCTCCGTGTCCAGTTCGACCGGTTCTATCGCAGTTTTGATTCTACGGCGGAAGGGATGGAGCGGGCGGGATGGATATCTATTGGATACTTCCTTACGCTCGCATGTGTCGTGGGAATGTATGGTCTTGTTGGTGACTCTATTACCGATGTATGTATTCCCAGCGTGGATGAAGCGACACAGTTCAAGCAGAACATGCTGGAGCAGAAAGCCAAAAAGGATGCAGCCATCAAGGCCGCCCAAGAATCAACACCAGCCGTCAAACCGGTAGAAGATAATGCACCAGTAGGTAAGAAGCAATAGCCAGCATAATGATCCACCACCAGAGGGGGAAGACCGTGGAATCCTTGCGCCCCGCACCAAACTCCCTGACCCTTCCGCCATCAAACACAAGTGCCGGGCGGAAATACAGGAGGGCAGACACTAGAAAGAGGTAGATAGTGACCATCCATACACGGGGGTCTCCGTCCAAATTCATTGTATCATGAACGTATTTTATTTACGTTGTTGATACAATATGACCTCGGCATTCGTATTGCCGAACCGTAAAGCCTTTGCTGATTACATTGCCCGAATCTACCTAAAATACAGGAAAGACCCTGCCCCTGACGATGAGGGCGTTGACCTGTGTCTCCAACAAACTGGAAAGACGACTCGGGAACTCCTGCCCTACCAGAAACTTGTGCGAGACTACCTCTCCATTGAAACTCCGTATCGTGGTCTCCTAGTCTACCACGGTCTTGGGTCGGGAAAGACATGCTCGGCGGTCGGGGTCGCCGAATCCCTCTTGTCCAACAAGAAGGTTTGGGTCATGCTCCCCGCCTCTCTCCAGGACAATTTCAAGCAGGAGATCAGGAAATGCGGTGATGCCATCTACGTCCAGAACAATTTCTGGGAAGTACGTATCATTCGCACGGAGGCCGACAAGACCCCAGCACTCGCTCTTGGTATGTCCCTTGAGTTTTTGAGCAAGGGGCGGTATTTCGTGACGGTTCCTGGCAAGGAGTCTAATTATTCAACCCTGCCACGTGATGCCCAGCAGGGGATTGATGCCCAAATTGACGATCTCATTAAAACCAGGTATACCTTTATCAATTATAACGGTCTTACAGGCGAGAGTGTCCGGCGTATTGTCACCGACGACGACCCCCTGAAATCTAACCCTTTCGACAACTCGGTTGTCATCATCGACGAGGCCCACAACTTGATTTCACGAACCATCAATAATTCCGAGATCGGAAAACGGCTCTACGACTCCATCTACTACGCCAAAGACTGCAAGGTTGTCGCCCTCTCTGGAACTCCGCTGATTAACCGCCCCAACGAAATCGCTTACCTCCTCAACCTCCTTCGTGGCCCTATTGAACGTATCGTGATCCCCGTAAAGGAACTGCCGACATGGGACGAGTCGGGAATGAAGAAGTATTTCCGTAAGTTGCCGGAAGTGGATACCGTAGAATTCAACAGCGTGAAACGGTCTATCCAGATCACTCGTAACCCTGGTCATTTCAAGTCGGTCTACAACAAGGAGGGTGACCGTATTGCTGTTCAATATGATGAGGCAGTCACCTACAAGACCCCAGGCGATTGGGTGGATACGATCCGTGAATCGTTTGCGGCCACCTTCCCCGGCGGAGTTCTTGCGGCTCGTGAAAACATTAAGCGTGAAGCTCTTGAATGCCTGCCTACCGAATTTGCAGAGTTCATGAATACCTTTGTTGAGGGCCTGGACGTCAAGAACGCCATCCTATTCCAGAAACGTGTACAGGGTCTTGTGTCCTACTACAAGGGATCAGATGAACGTATGCTGCCCAAGCGGGTGGATGACGACAAGACGTTGGAAAAAATTGAGATGTCCGATGAACAGTTCAATCGCTACCTCGAAGTCAGGTGGAAAGAGATCCAGCAGGATTCTAAGAAACGCACGGGGGCATCTGCCCTCAATGAAGATATGAAGACCTATCGTGTCATGTCCCGCCTAGCATGTAATTATGCCGTGCCTCCCGATTTCCGCCAGCTCGCTGGAGAACAAGCCGTGGAAGACGACGAAGACGAAAAGAAGGCCCTGATTCTCGCCAAGTTGCGCGAGAACCCCGACAAGTATCTCCGTGACGAAGGACTTGCCACGTATTCACCGAAGATGCGTAAGGTCCTCGCCAATGTCCGTGCGACAACTGGAACAGAGAATTTCAAGAATCAGT